GTTGCAACGCTGGCAACAGAATAACCGCGATCAACAACCTGTTTGACTGCTTCAATTTTAAACTCTTCGGGATAACGCTTACCGCTCATGGGCACCTCTCTTTAAGCCATCTTAAATGACTCTGAGGTGTCTGTTAAACCCGTGGCGATTCATTAATACAAGATGAATCACTGAACGGTAGACCTATAGATAACTATCGAATTGCTCTATTAATCAATCAATTCAGAGAAGAAAAATAACTCAACAAAATGAGAACCTTTGTCATTTAGGTTCTCTTTGGGCTTTAAAACACCGCGTAGATTTCGACGCACTTTGTTTTAAATATATGTGAAAAAATAATAAAGAGGCGAAACGTTATACAGATGAATAAGAACATTAGCATGAATCAGCTTGCGAAGCAGTACGGGTACAACGAATCAACAGTACGAGAATGGAAAGCACAGGGTATGCCAATTGGTCAAGGTACTGAAGAAGCTGATACACGAGCATGGATAGTACAGAATGTAATTCTACCGTTACGTAATACCGATACACGCGAACAAATAGATCAAGAACGCCTACGTAAACTAAAAGCAGAAGCGGCATTATCTGAACTTGAATTACAGGTGAAACATGGAACGGTAGTTAGTACTGAATATCTTGAACAAGTACTAACTGAATACCTATTTCAAGTTAAAACAGCAATGAGAGCTATCCCTAGTAAAACATACTTGGAACTATTCGCACAGACAGACGCAAAAGATTTACGAGATATATTAAAACAACATATTGATAGTACTTTATTCCAGCTAGGAAGCATGGAATTTGAACTACCCACGGATGAAGAAATATTAGAAGATGGAAACGAACAAGAAGAAATTAACGCAAGTACTAATGAAAGTACTGCCGACGATACAGCCACCGAAGATACAGAAAACAAGCCAATGGATCAGTAATGGTGTAGTTAAGTTTGTTGACGGGCCGAATATGGGGCTTGATTGGGTTCCGTTTTCCTTTCAACGCGAACCAATGGATATAGCACAACATAGAAGTACTAAAAAGATCATTCTACAGTCATGTAGTCAGCTTTTAAAAACCACTGTTTTACAATCCATAGCATTTAACCTGATGGCAAATGATCCATGTAATTTTGCTTTTGGTAGTTCTTCTGAATCTGAAGTGAAGAAATTCAAGGATGGTAAATTTCTACCAGCTATTGAAACCAGTGAAGTACTAAGCCCATTAGTTACAGACAAGAATGATAAGAACGCCGCGAACAACTCGAAGCAAACACAAATGATAAACGGTACTTTTGTGTACTGGCTAAACCTCAATACACCAGGAAACCTACGCGGTATTACTTGTCGTGTAGTTCTATTGGATGAGGTGAGTAATGTTTCTATTACAGAAGAAGGTTCACCAATAAAACTAGCAGAAGCACGTACTAGTACTTTCGGTGATGATGCTCTAGTAGTTATTTCAAGTACACCATTATATAAAGATGATTTAATTAACTCAGAATATAACCTCTCTGATAAACGCCGTTGGTTTGTTACTCACACTTGCGGTCATGAATATACTTTTGAATGGGAACAAGTAGCATTTGAATTCAAACAACTTGAGAATGGTAGAGCAATACCAGACAGTACAACTACACGTTTAATTTGTCCTCATTGTCAGGAAGAGATAGACGAGCATACACGCCACCAAATGATCGATAACGGTCGATGGATAGCTACTAGTACTGTTGGTGATCCGGGTGTGGTTGGCTATCAGATTTCGCGTATGTATTCCCCATTGAATACTATTTCAGAAATGGTTAGTAAGTTTGCCGATGCTCTTTATAATTTCAATCTTCAAACATTTTATAATAATGAATTGGGATTACCCTATGAAGATGAATACGCAAAAGAACTAGATATACTTCGATTGGAATCATTACGTGAAGATGAATTTAATATACATAAAATACCTGAAAGTACTTTAGGTATAACAATAGCAGTAGACCAACAATTAGACCGTCTGGAAGCTACTATATTAGGCTTTGATGAAAACAACATTTATGTACTTGGTCATGAATTCTTCTATGGACATGACTGTACCAAGATTGAATCTCAAGCATGGAAGGACTTAGATCAGTTTTGTCGTCAAGATTTCCGAAGTATTGACGGTCGCATAGTACCTACACTTGCCGTATTCGTGGATAGTTCGAACGGTAACGCTACCGATACAGTTAAGAAGTTTACCGCACGTTGGGCTAAGTATCATCCTATTAAGGGTTCTAGCAGTACTACAAGTGACTTATTCAAACAGAGTACACAAGCCGGATATAAACTTCAGATCCTTAATGTTCATGAGCAAAAGAATACTATTCGTAAACTTTTAAACTTGATGCTCAGTACTGAAGCAGAGAACGCACCAATTCAATTACGCTTTTCCAGTACTCTACCATCAGATTACTTTGAACAACTATCAGCCGAAGAGTTAAAACCTGCTGGTGGTAAATTAGTATGGCGACTAAAGAAAGGGCAGAAGAGAAACGAGGCTCTAGATTGTCTGGTCTATGGAATGATCGCAATCGTATATTCCCAATCACAATTAGGTACGCAACCGTTTAGAAAACTACGCGAACATAAAGCCAAATCATTACCACAAAAGATAAATAAACCAGAAGAATCACAACCTACCCAAAGTACCAGACGTTCTAGGCGTGCTGGTGTGGGTTCAAACTGGTTTGGAAAAACGTAAAATGATAAGGATATCCAATGGCAATTTTACCAGAAAAGATTTATATGGTTTCAAACCCATATGATTATCTTGTAACAATTCCTGCTAAAACACTTTTCGTTATTTCATATGTCAGTACTGGTAATTCAATTACATTAGATAACAGTAATAGTGATAGTGAACAACCATTTACTATTACCTTTGAAACTAACGTTGCTTCAGAAAAGCTATTCTGTACAACTATTACTAATGGTATTGCCAGTACTTCCCAATGTGAAGTAATCGATCCAACAAAACATACTGAAGAATACGCACGTATTCGTAAGATGATTGAAGAGATCGAAGCGGTAATTGAAGCAAAAATACAAGGTGGTGCTAACTACAGCATTACAATTAATAATAAAACTCTAGTTAGTGAGTCATTAGTAAACTTAGAAGCAATCCGTGCTCGTTATATTGAACGTGCTAATTCTCTATGGGCTAAAATGAATGGTCAACCTACATCTGGTTCTAGTAAACCATTTAAGAGTATGACTGTATTCCGAGATCCTAACTATCCAGATCGTTGGGGTACTCGCTAATGTGGTTTAAGAAAAAACAACCTGAACAACCAAAACCAGTACAGAAAACTAATGAAGTCCGTGAACATGTTGGTAAAACATTACAACGTGATTTAAACCAGATTCGTACAACTAGTAATGGTGTGAATGCTTTCGGCTTTGGTGTCGGTACTAACTCAGTAAGTATTAATAACATCATTAAATGGCATTTATCAGAATGGCGTAATCAATCACGTGACGCAACACTAGTAAACCCAATCGCACGTAAATACATGATGCTTTCTGTAGATGGTGTAGTAGGCAGTAATGGTATCTATGTAAAGCCATCAGTAGATATTGATGTTGATGAAGAAACCAAACATACCATTAACCAACAACTAGAAAAACTATTTGATCGTTGGGCTTATGATGCTAGTAAATTCTCTAATGATGGCTCAATGACTTTTGATCTATTCGCACAAGTACTAGAAAAACATCGTTGCCGTGATGGTGAAGCGTTTGTACGTATTCATAATTTCAACCGTTCTATCAAGATTGAAATTATTGATTCTGCTAGATTGACTCAGTTGAATAACGCAGTACTGGCAGATGGATATATCAGTAATGGGATTGAATATAACAAGTACCGTCAACCTGTAAACTACTATTTCGCTAAATATAATCCAGTAACATATACATATGATGCTACTAGTTATGAAGTTGTACCAGCAAGTGAAATCCTACATTACTTTGTTATGGATGATGCCACACAGGAACGCGGTATACCGGATCTAATTGCCAGTACTAAAGTTTTAGCAGACCTAAAGAACTTCCAGGAAGCGCCACTTTTCGCGAAGCGTATCTCAGCCAGTGTAACCACATTCATTACCAATAATGGAAGTAACAATGAATTAGCACTATCTGAAGGTGAACAAGATACTGCGATTTATAACGAGTACTTAGAACCAGGTGCTATCTTTGAATTAAATGCTAATCAAGATGTTAAATCAGTTGATCCTCGTAATGGTGTTGACGGTATAGCAGAATTCACAGATGTACTATTTGATAATATTTCAATGGGCTTAAATGTCACTAAGCAATCCCTGATGGGAAGTACTGCTGATGCGTCATTTAGTGCTGCGAAACTTGCCGAACGCCTACAAGCTACAACTTTCAGTACCCGAACTAATGTACTCATAAATAAAGTACTCAAGCCAATTTATACAGCTTGGTTAAAGAATGAAATGCTAAATAATAGTAAGTTGAAATTAAGTTTTTCTGATTTCGATGATCTTGTATGTGCTCGTTATATCCCTACTAAACCTATTTCACTTGATCCATTGAAGGATATTCAATGTGAAGTAGCTGCTATTGATGCTGGTTTGAAATCCCGTACACAGGTAATTAGTGAAATGGGCGGTGATCCACGTGTTGTACTTCAAGAAATAGAGAATGAGAAAAATATGAACAAGGAAGTTCTAGATGAAAATCAAAAACCAGACGAGGGAATTAACCCTACCAACGGCGATTAATTCTGATAATCGTACCGTTGAAGTTGCTTTTTGTTCTGAAACTCCTGTAGCACGTGAAATAGAAGGGAAGTTATATAACGAAGTACTTCTATGTAATCCAGAAAATGTAGACCTATCGCGTTTGAACAATTCAGGGGCAGTACTTTTCAATCATGACCGAGATCATTTGATTGGCAAAGTACTAGCGGCACGTATTGATTCAGACAAGGTAGGCCGTGCTGTATTACAGATTTCCAATGCTTCGGAAAAAGAATGGGAACAAATCAATGAAGGTGTATTAACACATATTAGTTTTGGTTACACAGTTAATGATTACCGTATTGAAGGAAACATTATCTATGTAACTCATTTTACCCCATATGAAATATCACTAGTAACAGTGCCAGCCGATGTATCCGCCGGAGTTGGTCGCTCATTGATAAATAACAATGATGACAACCAGAAGGATATGATCATGGAAGATGAAAACGAAATTGAAAGTACTGAACCTGAAATCAAAGATGAATCAGAAGTAGTTAGTACTGAAGTTGAATCTGAAGAAGAAATTACTGAACAAGAAGAAGTAGAAGAATCTGAAGAAGAAGTACGTATAAGCGATGAAGAACTATTAGCACTAATGGCTAATCGTCCAGACTTGCTTGAACAAATGATAAATAAAAGCGACGTTGAAGAACAACGCGAAGAAGTACAAGAAAGTACTGATGATTCTAAAGTAGAAGATTCTACAGAAGAAGTGGAACGTAAACGTGAATTGGAATCAATCGGCGTAGTTCTAAATATTGATGTGTCTGAAGCAATTGAAAATGGAATTTCAGTTGAGGACTTCAAACGCACACTAAATACAAAAACAAATCCTAATCATGATAAGGAAATCAAAATGGAAAAATCCGTATTAAATGGCCTAATTCGTTCACTAAGTGAAGGTAATTTTGCTGGTAAAACTGAAATCCCTGCGGGTGATTTCGTACGTACTTCTACTACTGTTGGTGGTGCTGCTCTAGTTAAAGAAGTATACGCAGATTCTTATATTGATGTGCTACGTGCTCAGTCAGTATTTGCTACTCTACCTGTACAAGTATTCGCAAATCTAGAAGGTGAAGGTAATCTAGTTCTACCTAAACTATCTGCTGATTTCACTGATAACTTCGGTTATGTTACTGAAGGTGCTCCATCACCATCTTATAACGCCGCTTTTGAGAAGATCACTCTAAAGCCAGAAATCTTTACCGGTTCTGTTGAACTAACTCGTACTCTAATCAAATCTGCTAGTACTGCTGAACAGTATATTCAAGATGCGATGGTTAAGGGTGCTGCTCTAAAACTAGAACGTCTAATTCTTGCTGATGTTGTTGCTAAGGCTCCAGAAGTAACCCTAACTGCTGCTCTAACCAAAACCGATGTTATTAGTGCTCTAGCTACTCTAGCTGCTGCTAATGTCCGTGTTGAGAATGTAGTTGCTATTGTACATCCTACTACCGCTGCTGTATTGCGTACTACTCTAGATGGTTCTAACACCGCTGCTAAGTACTTGCTACAAGGCTATATGGGTGACGGTATTCTAGCTGATTCAGTACGTATTATTGAATCTACTCAAGTTGCCGCTGGTGCTATTGTGTTTGGCGATTGGTCAAATATCATCATGGCTCAATGGGGTTCAGTAACTATGGATCGCGATGATACAACTCAACGTAACTCTATGGGTATCGTTCTACGTACTTTCAGCTTCCAATCTCATGCTCTAGCACACGATGAAGCATTCCTAGTACTAAACCTAGATTAATACAGGTATGACAAATGAGAGCATTTCTTAGTAACTCGCAAATAGAGTATCTATTAAATGCTTTTGGTGAAAAGCTCGTCATTGTTCAAGATGGTGTATCAATAACGATTACCGCAATTTTTGAACAAGACGAGCTTTTTTTCGATGATAGTCAAACTACCGTAACATATTTTAGTGCCAAGTCAGGAATTAAACTAAATAGTACCTTCACGATTGATAACACCGAATACCTAGTAAATAGAATAGATGATGATACAAGCGGTATCTCTAACTATCACTATATTCGCAAGATCGATTTAGAAGAGGAAATATAATATGTTCACGGCAGACTATACAATAAGAAAGTATTTGATTAATAAATTAGCAGTAATTGTTAATCTACAATATCCATCAAAAGCAACGGTAGATGATACCACAATGGTTTACATTGGTGATTCTTCAGTACAACGTACACAGATAGCCAAAGCAAATCAAATTGTAAACAATCAAATCGTACCATCAACTATAAGAAATTTATGTGAATTTCGAGTTGAGTTTGTAGCTGTCGGACAATCATTTAAAAGTGCTTCGGATGAAATAGAAAAGATTCTTGAAGCACTTTATACATCTGGTTTCTTTGATGAACTAAACCAGCAACTTCCAATGCCATTATTCAATATCCGAATTGAAGATAGTCTAATGACTTCACAAGCCGAAGCCACGGAAACCGCATATGTTCACACGCAAACACTATCTTTTAGCTATGGGGAATAATTATGGCTCAAACATTTTTAGGGAATCTAACCACAGTATGGATTAATACCGATACAACCAACGTTGATCCAAATGCCCGTGCTTTTGTTCAAGTTGAAAACCTTTCAGCATTTCCAAGTTTTAGTGAATCAACAACTATTTCAACTGTAGAAACATATGATAGTACTTACACCTCTAAAGTAGCGGGTGATAGTTCATATGGTGATATGACTATTCAAGTTAACTACGTTCCAGGTGAAAACGCCGTACTTGATTCTGCTGTTGATTCTCAGCAGTTAGTACAAGTCAAAGTAGAAATGCTTGATGAAGGTTCAAACGATACAACCGTAAACTATGTGCTTTATAACGGGTACTTATCCAGCGTATCAGATACGTCGGATATGGATCAGGTTGTTACCCGCCCATACGTCTTCACACCAGAAAACCAGGTATCAGCAGGTATTCTTGATGAATCTGTAGTTGAACTTTATCGTGGTGATTGGGGTGTTGGTTCGAACGGTAACGAGTTCCCAAGCTATCAAGGCAGTGATGGTAACTCATTCGTTAAGATCGCAGCAGCCAACGCACCAACAGGTGTTGATATGTTGGGTATCAGTAACCTTGATGGTTCTAACGGTACTCAACTGGTAATGAACAAAGCCGGTACGCCTGTACTGAACATCCGTAACTTCTCTACAGCAAGTAACGGGGCATGGTACAAGGTCTACACCAGTGCCGATAAGCCAACATTAACAGAACTTGGTGCGGCAGCCGCTTCAGATCTCAGTAACTACGTACCAATCACACGTACTGTCAATGGTAAAGCACTTACAGCAAACATTACTTTGGTAGCAGCAGATATTAGTGATGTTTACTCTAAGACCTACATTGATTCAAACGTAGTTCCGAAAGTATTCCAGTTAAACGGACACGCACTATCAGGAACGGCGTTGAACTTAGTAGCCGCAGATATTCTTGATGTATATTCACAGACTCAGGTTAATAATACCTTTGTTGCTAAAACAGTTGCTGTTAACGGATTGCCATTAAGTAGCAATATCACACTAACGGCAGCACAACTAACTGATATGGCTTCATTAGCACATAGTAATAGCACTTATGTACCTAAGACGTTCTTAATCAATAACAAGCCATTATCTGGTACTAACATTCAATTAGTAGCAGCAGATATTAGTGATGTATATTCCCGTACTGAAAGTAACGGATTGTTTGCGTTACGTATCACTACAATTAATGGTTATGCTCTTAACAGTAACGTAACCTTGAACTATAACGATGTTGGAACGTATTCAAAAGCACAAATTGATGCCAAAGATGCCGCACTACAAGCGAACATTGATACCAAAGTAACTATCACTCAAGACCTTCTAACAATAAATAACGTAGAAGATACTTTAGAACTTGATATGTCTGATGGTAAGCGTGTATTCAAAGCAACACTAACCGCAGCAGTAACACAACTCAGTGTAATCAATGCCAGTGGAAGCAACTTAAATAGCCAAACTATTACTATGTGTTTAACACAGGGAACAGGGGCAAATAAAATTTCATGGCCTTCTAATGTTATTTGGTCTTATGGTCGTGAACCAGTATTAACCTTTACTCAGAACTCAATTGATGTGATTCAATTCTTAACTGTCGATGGGGGGAGTACCTGGTACGGCTCCTTACTAATGGCGGATCTACAAGAATGATAAGAAAACAAAATATCAGCAATGCCCAACAGATGATTGAAGGGCATTGGAAATTTTTAGAGCGTAACACGGGTTTAGTTAATGACAATAAAACAGATCATTTTGTACTAAACCCACAAAACGTTTTAGCAAACAACAGGCACTTTATAGCGGAAACAGGCTGGGAGGCACAACCGGACGGTGACGCAACCACAGAAGGACAATCCTTAGCAATTCTTGGTGCTATCTATGCGTATCAGGCAACCAAAGAACCGTACTATCTACAACGTGCTAAAGACTTTTTCAACGCCTATCATTTGGCGTTCTTTCGTGGGGTAGCGTTTCCCGATCCACCTGATGGTTCATTACGCTGTAACTGGATCTGTAATGGCAAGGCTCCAGTACTGGCACATTACCCATTAGATCCAGAGTATCCAACTCATGGCGGGTTCAAGGGCGTCTTGTTCACATGGACGAACGGACAAACACAGATACCTCATGGTTCACCTAACTACGGTGAATACCTCGATGCTGTATGGTTTGCCTTTCCAGAAAGGGCGGGTCTTGGTTGGAACCAGGTTAACGCAACTGCCTACGCATGGTTAGCCAGTGAAGATAGCATTGATTGGGATACTAAAGCCCCTACTTATGATGTTGATTGGATTGTTGACCGTACAGGCCGAAAGGTAGATAGCAATGGTGATGTACTGGCAGAAGGGCTAACAAGTCAGATCGGTACAGTCCAGCTCAAGGACACGTCTATAAACGGCAATTACCGATTCAATTACGCAACTAAAAACCCTGTATCAGAGGGTGGTTATCTCATGGGGCGTAATGAGCGTTGGCACAACAGGCCAGTAAACGTACCTATTGATAACTATGGTACGCTCGACTTTTCTGATAACGCCTCAGATGCTGAATTGTGGTTCTGTCAGGCATGTAAATTACTATGGGATATTACAGGCGAACGTATCTATTACTTAGCATGGCAGAATTCACTAATTACTTGTACTGGTTATTCTGATATTGATAAATTTGATATGTTCTTTCGTAAGAGTGCTATTGCTTTAACGCCTTTTACAGATGGTATCTCATACGATTATTTCTATCCAAGTGATCAAGTAGCATCATATTCACGCGATTCAGATGGCTATATTGTCATAAATCAAAGTGCCTCAGCACAAACAACACTTGAACAACAATCTATATGGTTCAAGTTTAATAATAGTTCATCATTCCATGTTGAATATAGTGGTGTTGATACAACTGGTAAGCCGTTAAGCCTTGCTGTAGCTATGACAGTTAATAAAACAAAAGCAGAAGATGGTGCTATTAGATACCGTTGCGGTTTACCTATTACTAATACAGATAATAGTATTATTTCAATGGATATTCCAATGAACCACTTTACCAGAATTGCTAAACCTGATGGTGGACAGTACTTAACCGCAGATATGCGTATGTTATCTGACTATGGGGATAATACAGTAACTTCACTTCAATATGTTTCCGGTATCGCTGGCACGTACTATGACAACGTGATTTCTACTACTATGGATTCTGACGGTAGTTCTACAATTGGATTCTGGATCTTTGATGATGAAACACAGGAATTAAACAGCTTCACATACAGAACATATGCTGATGATTTTAATATCCGTATTGTTGATGATCTTGGTTGGCGTTGGTGGATTATGCTACCAGCAAGTAACGGGGCATGGGTAACACAAACGTTTAATGTACTGGATTTTAAATTGAGTTCTTATCAACCGGATCATGAAGAAGGTGATGAACAGCCCGGACAACCAACACTAACAGGACGTGAAGAGTTTACGCTATTACTTGATACCGATCCGGTTGATGGTGTCTCAGGGCGTATTGACTGGTATTGTGTTAACGATTTGCCAGCACTTTATAATGATGGTGGTACAGGGGATTATTCAGTACTGGTTTCTCTAACTTTCAACGATAGTACCAGTAGTGGATATACAGCACGTTTAGGTGATTGTGTAATCCATAATTACATGCTTGATAGCCTTTCATATACTCCAGGACTAATACCATTCAGTAACATAACAGATCCATATGCTCAACTTTATTCCGGTTGGCGTGGTCTACCATATCCAGGTTATCAACTACCCGCTATATGGTGTTTCAAAGGTACTACAATTGATCAAACCAGACTAAATAATAGTATTAAGTTCTTATGTGATGCTCAAGATTGGTTTACTAATAAATTCCATCCTACTTTACCTGGTCCATGTGCTCAGGCTTATGTATGGAACCGTCAGGACGCATTAGCATATTCACCTGATGGACAACCAGATCAATTTATTATGCAGCACTGGTATGAAGAAGCATGGTCAGGTTATGAACCTCGTGCGTTCTTTGGTGGTTGTGATGTAGTCCATGAACTATATCAACGTGGTGATTATGCTATTCCGCAGAACATTATTACGTACTGTCAAAACTGGATGAATTACTTGAAGTGGTTCATGAAAAATAATGATGGTCACGCACCAACACGATTTAAAGATGATGGTGAAGTTATCTATGATGGCTTTACGGGTCATATGTCTGGTTTATGGCTTGCTGGTGCTTCAATGATGGCAATAGCAGGTTATCCAGATCACGAATTACTTGATTTACTATTCGCGGAAATTCAACAGAACTATAACGTAGTTTCAGCTAATCACGTAATGAATGGTGGCTGGTCATCAGCTATCAGAAGTGGAACACCTACAACACCACAGAACAATTCAATGTTCTTTGGCTTCTATACAGGTGAACTACTAAGAGGTTTAGCACTTTACATGAAGTACTACAACCAACATATATAAATAAACAGAAGGGGTGTCAAGGAATGATGCCCCAAATATATAAAGGAATATTAAACATGGCTTTTAATTCTATTTTTGTAGGCAATAATGTCAAAGTGGAAATCGCAACTGCTCCAGCGGGTGGCGGTCAAGCTACAGCATTTACTGTTGTTGAAGAAGTTGGTGCTTTTCCATCAGCGGCAGGTGCGGAATCTAACGTTGTTAGTGTGAACACTTTCGGTCAACAGTACGCGAAGAAATTGCTTGGTTCTCGTTCAGTACCGGATCTAACTCTAACTGTTAACTGGAAACCAGGTGCTGTAGGTCAGGAAATGCTTGCGGCAGCCGCAGCAGCACAAACCCTAATTCAAGTTAAAGTAACTTATTTCCAGAACATTGATGATCAAGATGGTGCGGCTTATTACAGCATCGTGAATGGTTACGTAAGCTCGGACGTTGTGAACGGGGATTTTGACGGCGTGGTTACTCGTGATTTCGTAGTTTCCGTTACTGGTGCTCCAATTGCGGTTGGTGAAGTTACTG